TAATGCAAAAGCCTGTTCTTGGTCAGGAGTAAATCCCGCAAACTGACGGGCTTGCAAGTTACTTGCAGTGCCTTGAGCGCCTTGATAGTTTTGTAGAAATAGATCCCGCAGAGCAGGGTCTAATTGCTGTTGACTTGAGCTTGAGCCACCTAGAGACATATTATTCCCCTTGTATCCATTTAATTGCATCATCATGTGACGTAAAGTAACGCCACATTTCCGTACTAGTTTCTCTCATTGCTTCTTGTCCTCTAAGCAATAAGACTATCATTGGTGCTATTTGTAATGAAATAATACGCAATGTGAGCGCATAGGCTCTGTCATTGGTATTACCACTTTCAAGTTCTACAGAGTCTTGCCAAGCATTTATACTCTGAATCACTAAAGGCATTAAAAACGCCCTATTTTGATTAAAGAACTCATTTGTAGGTAGCGTCACCAGTGCGTTCCAAAAGACAGCATCTATCTCTTTACGACTAGGCTCTTTATCTTTATCTACTAAGTCATCCCATAACTCGGCAATACTTGATAAAGCGACTAAAAAGTCTACAGCACTCTGGTTGCCACCAAACCATTCTAACAGTTTAGCGTTTCTTATTTCACGCCAATCTTGACTATCGTGATCTATCATATTATTAATTTACTTAAATTGCTAGTTTTTAACGCAAACCGCCCATTTTCCCATCAAATCTGATAATGCCAACACGCCAATTAGCGTTTCTAGCACCCTCAATTTTGACCGCTATTTGCCTACCAGTTAAGCGTAAAGAAGTTGGGTTTGCCATTGAATATGGCCCATAGGAATATTCAGTACTTGTTGGGTAAAACTTGGTGCTAAACCTAGCCTGTACATCACCCAAAGTATTCTCATCTGGAATCATTCCAGTAAGGCTTAGAACACGATCACCCGCACCTAACTCTACTGGTCCAGACTCAGCAAACAATGTCTGTGAATCATAAGCAAAACCGACTTCATGCTCATAAACGTAGCCATCAGTTGAAACCATCAATGGATTGGCAAAGATACCTTGGTCTGTCCCACAAGTTCTGGCCAAAGTGCCAACAGCCCAATGATTTTCCCTGTAGTTGTAAGAAACATAAGAATCTATTTCATTGCTTGTGGCACTTGGGTAAAACCACCAAATCTCACCAAAAGCAGAGTTATGTACGGCATAAATCTTAGAAGATTGGGTGTAGTTAATGTTGTTAAAAACAAAGTCACCAACATCAGAAACCAATGGCTTTACAAAACCATCGTATATCCAGAACCCAGACCTAGACATCCATAAACAAGAGTTATCAGTAACTGCTGCCGCTTGCTTGGATATAACACCACATCCAGTTCCAACTCTGTCAAAACTGTAGATATAAGGTGGGCCAATATAGGTTGCAGTGTGAACATCTACATCTGTAAAGATAATAGTCAATCCACGAATTCTTTTGGCACATTGCAAAGAACCGATTGTTGTCAGTTCAAAGTCACCTGCTTGGTTTGTGGCGGCAGCAGTCCAAACAGTATTGTTTTCCTGATCTGACCAAGAAATCTTCCTTGGATTGCCACCTGCTCCAAGCGCAAATAAGAATCGTTCTTGAGTAGTTATCAATCCAACACATGACGTTGGAGCATTTGCAATGGCAGCGGCATCATTGGCGGTGTTTAACTGCCACTCAAGAAGTCTGCCATCAGCAGTTGAGCAACCTACCAAGTACTCACCCCATGTGTCCAAAGACCATGTTGTAGCGGGAGTAATTGATCCCAAATCAGGACGGGCAACACCATAAGCAAAATTACCATAAGTACTGTAGCCATAGCCAAGCTTTTGGGTTGCATCTGCGCTACCAACAACCAAATCTGTTGGGGTGATGTCTGTCAGAGTACCCGCTTCATTCATAGCGTAAAACTTTGAGTGTGTACCAATACCAATACGCCTGTTTCCAGAATTGTCTTTCCAGTTAATCAATCCTCTGGCTAAACCAGTAAGTTGGGCAGAAGCACGTTTACGCCATCCACCCACAGGGCGAATAGTATTTTCAAACCAACGAACTAAATTGGAGTTATTCCACCTACCCTTAGATTGGTATTCTGTGCCATTTTTGTAGACACCAGGCGGTATTTGTAGTGGTATGTATGCCATATATTTATGTTGTTAGGTTTGATACAAAACTCATTGTGACAATTGCAGATGGCACAGCAGGGCGTGTGGGGCTTGTGCTTGTCCCAAAATGCTCAATACTTACACCAGTGTTTTCAGTTCTCCACATAATTTCAATGTAATCATTAGCAGCCATTTCAACAAAGAAATTCAATGAAGCAATGATATGGCTTGGATCACCAGAACTTTTTCTTGGAGGAGGGTGAAATCTACTGTTTGAGTTGTCAATATTTGTTCCATTTTTACGAAACCAAATATCCACATCTTGACCATCGTTTGTGGTGTTTTTTAGTTGAATGGAAAACTGACAGTTCCAGATACCAGAGTCAACCACAGTGATTCTAGATCCACTGGCCATAGTCACGCCATTAGAAAAATCTGTAGTGTTAAATGTTATGGCATAAGCAGTTGTTGTGTTTGCTGCTACTTGGTCTGTTGAATCTTGAAAAGCCCCATAGGGATTGTTTAAGTATCTGCCACCTTTGCGACCAACAATATTACTCACAACATTAATTAGCTTAGTAAAGAATGTTCTAGTTACAGAATTGTTTTGATTCTGTAAGTCTTGTGAGTAAGAATTAGATGAAGATGCCAGCGTTGGAACTGCTGGCGCATCTAATTGTTGGTTGACATTTGGCATTAAGCAGTCCAGTACCAGACATTGATTTGACCTGCATTACCGCTCGTGCCAGATACATTGCCATTACCAAAGCCACCACCACCTGGGCCGTTGCCTTGACCAGTTTCTGGTGTATATGCACCAGAATAAGGAGCAATACCACCTATGCCGATAGATGCAGAAGTAGAACCACCTTTATTTCCTTTAAGGTTTAGTATAGATCCACCACTTCCTGTGCCACCACTACCACTACCACCTACGCTACCAGCGCCAGCACCACCAGTAGCACTTATTGAACTAAAAGTAGATGTTCCACCCGCATCACCACTACTCCCCAATGCTTGGCCACCAGTGCCACCTGCGCCAACTGTTGCAGTAATTGTATTACCAGGCGTTACAGATAAGATTCCTTTTGAGTATCCACCACCACCGCCTCCAAATTGACTAATAGCGGCTCCACCACCACCACCCCATACTTCTACCATTATTTTTGTAATGCCAGTAGGGACAGTAAATGTGTTAGTTCCTGATGTATAGACTGTGCAATTAGGTTGAGAAACAACTGTAGGTGTACCCCATGTAGGGGCGCTAGATCCACTAGATGTTAATACCTGACCTGCTGTACCAGATGCGCTAAAAGCATAAGCAGAACCCGTACCATAGGCCACAGCACCCGCAGTTGGAGTAGCAGTTGCATTAGTACCACCACTAGCAACAGGCAAAGTTCCTGAGAAAGCAATAGTCTGGTTAGGCCAAGAGTTTGTGATACCAATGTTAGTACCCGCTACCAATGCAGGAGTGGCAGTACCAGTACCACCTTTGGTTATCTTTAGTACAGGACCAGCGTCAAACAAGGCATCAATTGAGTCCAGATCAGTATTGATCTTTGTACCCCAAGTATCTGTTGAAGCACCTACTTCTGGCTTTGTTAGGCCAAGGTTTGTTGTCGTGGTATCTGCCATGATTTCCTCTTAATTTACTGTTGTCCAAGATTCTGATTGATCTGAAACTGTTGTCCATGTCTCTGATTGGTCTGAAGTATCAGTCCATGATTCAGAAGTATCTGCCTCATTTTCCCATTTGTATCTAGCATTTGCAACAACACTAGAAGCAGAGTCAATATTTGCCAAGGTATTAGTGGTAAAACTTGCACTTGCTACAAATGAACTTTCAGAAGTAAACTGAATTAGTGCGGTATATATACCTAATGCAGAAGCCGATGCAGATGAGCTAGAAACAATATCCGCTTGACCTGATGTCGTTCTAAAGGCAGATGCTTGTACAGTAGATGCTGAAGTAACATCTCCAGCGCCTAAAAGGATAGCCGTTGCAGCGGCAACAACTGTGCTTGTAGATGTAAGCGCAACAGAAGCATCAACAAATCCACCAGCTAGTGATGAAAATGGAGCTTCTGAAAATGCGCTTATTCCAAACATTTATCAGTCTTTCATTTTTTAATGAATGTCTGCCAAATAGCACCAGCCGCCAT